CTACGCCTGTTGAGTAAATCTCTAATTTGTTATTAACTACTGCTGATGTAACACCTGCAATACCTGCTGATCCAATAGCTGTTACAATGTCACCTAGACCTGTTCCACCACTTGTTACAACAGTACCGTTAATACTCATTGTAGCGCCACCTGTTACAGTTGCGTTGGAAATTGTACCTGTTACGGTTGCCCAACTGCTGATCCAATCTGTAGATCCTGCTTGTACCCAAGTCCCGCCTGCTTTCTTATAATAAAGTTTGTTAAGTGTAGTAGTTGCAACAATAGCGTAGTCACCAATAGCACCAACAGAAGTTTTTGGTACACCGCCTGTTACTTTAGTAGCGTCTGTAATTACTGTTGGAACTTTGTTAGCAAAGCTCTGTCCACCAGTAACAGTTCCTGCCGCCCCGTTCCATTGAAAAATACCAAACACGCTGTTTGCTGTATCGAACCAATATGTGCCATCTGCTGGACTAGCCGCTGGTGCTGTCGCAGAAGCCATTAGCTCTGATGTGTTTAGTGTTGCTCTTGTAATGTAAGCTCTATTTGCCACACCAAGGTATGAGTAAGCCGCTTGTAGGCCATATTCATTTAACTCATTACCATGTAATGCGTTGTTGTTGGTATCCGTATAAAATGACGGATCTCCAAATAAGTCTGTTAATTCTCTTTGCGAGGTAACCAAATAAGGTTTCCCTGCATTTGTTGCGAGCGTTCCCGCCGCAGTTCCTGTGCCTGCACCGTTCTTTTTATCTTGTGCAGAAACAACAAAAATCATTGGTACTGTACCTGGTTCAGCTGGTGTATAGAAACTTTCGTCTATAACGCTGACCTGTACTCCTGGTGATACTAAAGCCATTTTGTTTTCTCCTGTTGATATAGCATGTTACTATTATTTAGCCATGTTTGCCAAAATGCATGGTTTATATGCGGTGAAAAAGGGGTCGAAAAGGGGAGCTAAATAAAAGTATGAGACCTTTATGCATATGTGGCGTTAAACCGGTAGCAATTAACTACTACAAAAAGGGAAAGCCTTTCTATAGAAGTAAATGCGAGTCATGCACGAAAAACGGTAAGCCAACCAATGGAATACCTAAGTGGAAGCAGGCAGGATACCAAAAGAAAAATATTTGTGACAAGTGTGGATACACTAGCAAACACAAAGAACAGTTTTCAGTTTATTATATTGATGGTGATCTTAACAATGTAAGGTTTGGCAACCTAAAGACAATATGTGCCAATTGTACTAAGATTATCTACAAGGAAGGCTTTAGATGGAAGCAAGGTGACTTGCTACCTGACTTCTAAGTTCTTCAATAGTACTGTTGTTTTCTAATATCTGTGAAAATTTAGTATGTGCCCATGCCCATTCACTTGGGTGTACATCAGTTGGTTCAGTATTAAACTCGAGATACTCAGTAAACCACTTAGGATCTTCACCACGCTTAACACGCCAAACATGCCCACCAACTTCGTGTAACATTTTTGCTTCATTAGGAAAACGTGTATCAGGTAATATCCAATTCTTGTTAGGATTGTCTAATAGTGTTTGTTTGACTAAGCTAACCCAAATACCATCATAGAATCCAGAACGCATACATTCTGTACCAAATTCTTGTAATACTAGTCTAGGAGTAATCGTTCTGCCTGTTTCTTTAGTCCAAAACTCGTTTACTTGCTCTCGCCATTGCCTCGACTCTTCTGTCTTTCCGTCAAGCATTTCGCGATCCCACCCAAACATAACGCCTACGCTATCTTTAAGTTTGTCTGCAAATGATATTTTTTGAAAATTATGTTCGCTAATTAAGTAATCAGCAATGGTATCTTTACCACTTCCTATTAAACCACATACACCGATAATCACAGATTGACTCCTCATAAACAATAAAACTATTATATAGTAAATTTATGCTGATGTCAAGTGTTAGTTAGCCAATACTGAATCCGTAGCCTACGCCGCCAGCAATTTGTAATACAAGTTCTTGTTCTAACTTTTCCATTTCAGCTTGTGCTTCAGCTTTGAGTGCGTCTCCGTTTAGTGTCGATCCGCCTTGTGGTCCTGCAATAGTAGCAAATTTAGAACGTGCTTCGCCTAACATATACTTACAAACTGCAAGGGTATAATCCTTAATCCATATTTTGCCTAGATAGTCGTTTAGTAATTCACTATCTGGTCTGTGATTGTACACATACATTAATAATGTTTCTTCTGCTCTAGGTCTTTGTAAAACTGTTAATTTTTTAGTTGTAGTATTCCAATTAAATTCGATAAACGAACCAAACATTCTTCCTACTAATTCTTGATACTGTGAAAACATATCATACGTTGCTAGTCCACCCATGTTACTACTTGATAATAGATAAGTGTTTGTGTATGCCATGTTGAATGGTTCAAACTGTGTTCCGCCATCACCACCTCCACTACGTGATCCAATTGAACGTCTAAATAATTTTCTTACTTCTACTACTTCGTTAGGTAGAATGTATTCGTTCTGATCAATAATAGTAGGCATAAACAAGTATGACTCTTCAACACTATTATCACTACGTTGTCTAAATTTCCCTAAGGATTTTTGCAAAGCAGTTTCGTAGTGTATAGGATCGAGTTCAACATCAACCATGCCACCGCCTAACATCGCAGTTACATAATCGAATACTTCTTGTTTTTGTGTGCTTAAATCGGCCATATGTCTTGTTCTCCTATAGTATTTATGCTAACGATAAATACTTATACTATGCCAAGACTAAGTTTATATAAACCCGAAAGAGGGTCCGACTACACGTTCTTAGACAAGACGATCACCGAGATGTTTACGATTGGTGGTACCGATGTCTTTGTACACAAGTATTTAGGGCCAAACAATCCTGATGAAGCAGACGCTACTCCATCACAGCCTCGCTATGACGCAGTAAAAGAAACTAATATTCAAGATATGTTGTTCCTCGAAAACCGGGATAGAAAATACGACCCTGATGTTTACGTTATGCGTGGTATTTACAGCGTTCAAGACATTGACTTTGATATGAGTCAGTTTGGATTATTCTTACAAAATGATACATTGTTTATGACAATACCTATCAACTATAGTGTTAAGACACTAGGGCGTAAGATAATGCCAGGAGATGTTATTGAACTTCCTCACTTAAAAGACGAGTATGCACTTAACGATTATAGTGTTGCACTAAAACGTTTTTATGTTGTAGAGGACGTGAATAGAGCCGCAGAAGGATTTACCCAAACGTGGTATCCACACTTATACAGGATTAAACTCAAACAAATTGTTGATAGTCAAGAGTTCAAAGAAATACTTGATTTACCATCTGAAGAAGGTAGTACAAATACCTTGCGTGATGTGCTTAGTACGTACGAACAGGAAATGCAAATTAATAATGCAGTTCTTGCTCAAGCAGAAGCAGATGCACCTAGTGCAGGCTTTGACACTACGCACTTGTATACACTAGCTGTAGACGAAAATGGTAAACCGGACTTACAAACAACAGACATGAATGATCTTGATGCTAGTTCGCAAGAATTGTTAGCTGATAGAATCAATCAAACACCATCACGTAGCGGATATCAAGGATATTTACTTGGTGACGGTATACCACCTAATGGTGAAGCATTTGGACACGGTGCTGGCTTTCCTACAACTGCAATCGAAGGAGACTTTTTCTTGCGTACAGACTTTATGCCAAACAGATTATTTAGAAATGACGGCAAGCGTTGGGTTAAACAAGAAGATAATGTACGCATGTCATTAAGTAATACTGATACTAAGGCTACACAAAAAGGTAAATTTATTAACAACACTACAACTAATCAAATTGGTGGTGAAACTGTTGTCGAAAGACAGCCGTTGAGTAAAGCACTCAAACCTAGGGCAGACAACTAATGCAACATTTTTATGATGGACAAATAAGAAGATATATTACTCAACTAGTTAGACTAATGAGTAACTTCTCGTATAAAGATGGCAAAGGAAATTTAGTCCAAGTTCCTGTTATGTATGGAGATATTACACGACAAGTTGGTTCTATTATTAAAGATAACAGCGAAAACAAAATTCCAAGTGCGCCACGCATTGGTTTATATGTTACTGGTCTAGAAATGGATCGTACTAGAACTGCTGATGCATCTTATACAGGTAAAGTGCATATTAGAGAACGCACTTACGATGCAGACAATAATGAATATTTAAATACACAGGGTAAAAATTATACTGTAGAACGTATGATGCCTACTCCGTTTTTATTAAATGTAAACGCAGACATTTGGTCTACTAACACAGAACAAAAATTACAAATACTAGAACAACTATTAATGTTGTTTAATCCTAGTTTAGAAATACAAACTACTGACAACTACGTAGACTGGACAAGTTTAAGTGTTGTTAATTTAGAAAACATTAACTTTAGTTCAAGAAGTATTCCTATGGGAACTGAAACTGAAATTGATGTTGCAACACTAGGATTTCAAACACCTATCTTTATTAGTCCTCCAGCTAAAGTTAAAAAACTTGGAATTATTACAAGTGTTATAATGAGTATTTTTGACGAAACTAAAGGAACTATTGATTTAGGAGACTCAATGCCTGAGCTTCAAGCATATGATGATAGTTGGAATAATACTGTTAAGAATAAAGAAAAAGATGGTAGAATACATATCCAAGCTACAACAGCGGCAGGGTATGATGCTATTGTTACTAACACTATTGTTCAACTTGGCAAGAACGGAATTAGTGGAGAAATTGAATGGCGTTCAGTACTTGAATCTGAACCAGGTGAGTATACCGCAGGTCTAAGTCAAATTTATCTAAACAGAATAGACTTAGGTGCACCAATTGTTGGAACATTTGCACTTAATACATTAGATGAAACACAGATTATTGTTAACTGGGATA